ACGCTTCTGTGACTTATTCATGTTTTTTTTGTGACGTCCTATTTTAGGTTTAGTTCTTTCGCGATAGGTATTAACACCATAACTTCCTCGTTTAGCCATTTTTTATTTCAGGTTTATGTTCCGGGACATGGGGCTTAACATTAAAAGGAATATATTTTATGACGCCGTTTATTTTTTGTTCTAAATCAGCACCACAAGTAATACATCTATAAAAATCTCTAGTGACGGATACGAGCATAGTGTACTGATGACACGTGGGACAATTGCCATTGGTAAGTTCGGCCTTCAAAGGTCGTCCTCTTTTAAAAAAATTATTTGACATATCGATGAGTATTATATGCTAATAATTAAACTTGTCAAAATCCTGGTGGTAAAATTTTTTGATGTTATCTGTTAATGCTTTGGTTTTTATCAATCCTGGAGCTTGATCGTATTCTCTTTTGTCATAAACATGTGTTTTAATAGAAAAATGGACCGGAAGAATCTTGTTTATCCACTCACAAAATTTTTCTCCAAAACCATCTTCATATTTCCATATCTTTGTATGGGGAGATACAAATTCATGTTGCGGTCGCCACCAGTTAGCGACATCTATAAGTCTATGCTTAGAAAAAATATTCTTGCAGGTTGTCCAGTCTTCGAAAGAAGATTGGCTAGCGACCTGTGCATACACCCCACTAGCTGAAAAAAATCTATCAATTGGATTTCTTACAATTGCTATAGAAGAAAGGTCTTTAACACTTTTCCATTTACTATAAACGGGGTAATGGGAGTGGAGAATTTCTATTTTTTCTGGAATCCACACTGAAGTTAAATAGTTATCTAGATCTTTAACCCTTTCCTTAGTTAAATGATGCTCTACACTATAGTGGTTCCGTAAAAAATTTGTTGATAAAAATCGCCCGGCGGTACGAGGAATATGAATAAAAAAAAATTTTTCACCTGTTTGGTTATGGTGAAAAATTGGCATTATTTAACATATCTATCCGTACTTAATCCTAATATTGGTTTGTACTCTGTTTTACCAGAGTGAGCTTTAATAGCCATCAAATATTCTTTTCTGTTTAAATTTATATCTTTATTGTAGCTCACGTGTACCCACCCAGAATTGGGTTCTCCTGGCGTAAAATATTCTAATATAAGCTGGTCGAACATGAGGTTTTCTTTAATCCAATCGCTGACTTCATTGTTAGGAGTGCCAAAGATTTCAAAATCCGCCGCCTGGCCCTTGCAATGCTGTGATTTATCTGAACTGCCTATTTTACGCGACAAAATAGGGTCCCTGAAGCCTGATGAAATAGACACGACATCGTCGAAATGATCTCGAATCGGTTGTAGAACTCTTTCACAGAGCAACCTGAGATTCTCTGTTTGATCTTCATTAGGAGAGTTGTTAAGTCCCATTCGTTCAGCTGTTTGTGATTTAACTAATTCAGCTAGAGAAAAATTCTTTGATAGTTTCATAGTTGCTCCTTCTATTATACTTTTTCTTATTTTTCATTACAAGCATTCTGTATCTCCGTTGTCTTAGCCATTTAGCTATTGGATTTTTCTTTTTATTCAAGGATTAATGAAGTAATTTTTTTCTCACCCATGTAGATTTCAATGTTAGCCTTAGATTTAACACACTGATAGATCACTCTATCTGTAGTAGATTTGTCCCTCATCGCGTAACGCTTGGCCTTCAAACATTGGGAGAGGCTGGGCTGGATACGATGTTCCTTAATTTCATGGTCCAAAATTAATAGCAGGGCAAAAACTGTTTCGACGATCATTTAAAAAACCCCCACCAAATTAAAGCTACAGGAATAACAACATGCTCAAAAATTTCATACAGACAAATAAAAACTAAAAGCCATGTAAAAAATAAACTTGTTTTAGATTTGCGAGTTAGATAGTCGAACAGCTTTACATGCCATGTAGTTATTTTCTGTGTAAGTTTTAATAAACTTTCCTTCATTGTTTTTCTCCATTAGCAAATGTTCTTTGCTTATCTTTTAATTTTTCAATGTCAGATAATATCTTCTCTACGTCTTTTTGCAAACGTTCTATGTTAACGGTATTTGACATCATATCCTCCATCGAAGTTTCCATTTTTTCTACTTGCCCACTCATATGTTCAATGAGCATAAATTGTTCTGAATCGGCCGGAAGACTTCCGAGAGTAACCCCCTCGGCCACTTGATACGGAACTCCGTATTTTCGACCAAATCTTTTTCCATAATTTGTAGTTTAGTTGCGTGTGTATTTAATTTTTCTTGAATACCAAAAAAAGCCCACGTCCCAATTGAAACGAGCGTGATGAGACTCGCTACCGTCTTCATAGGCATTTGAACTTTTGCTTCGTCTGAAATCTTGAGGGCCATTAGTTGTAACTATACCCCGTGTTTCCTGATTCTAATTTTTCAAATAATTTTTTATGTTGGTCCATGATTTCTTCATCTTTATCCAACATATCTTCCATTTTGTCCTGTAATTTTTCTACATGCTTCTCTAATTTTTGTACTTTGTCTTCGTGTACTGCTTGAATAGTTGAAAGTTGAAATGTTCTAGAAAGACTCCAACCAGCTAGGGTTAGTAAAATGCCAACCAGTAATGTCATTAATTTTTCAATCACTCTTTTATCCATTTCCAGCTCTGAGTGATGGACTGTTTTTGTTGCAGCTTATCATTCTTAGAGTCTGTTTCTGTGGTACCATACTCTATTTTGGTTTCATTTGGAACCATTCTATAAGTACACCCTGATAAACCTAGAAGAATAAGCACCACTATTATAATGATAATCGCCCATTTTTCCCATTCATTGTGAAATAATCTCATTCTAGCTACATCCAGCTAAAAGAATTAAGGCCAAGGCTAGGCCAATTATCAAAGCCTGTACCGCCTTTTCAGTTGTTTGAATTCTTTTTCTTGCGTTTCTTCTTGCCCTTAAAATTTTTAAAGTCCTGAATTTCATTTTCAACTCCCGATACTTTTTCTTTAAGAACTGCAACATCTGACTTAAGGCCAACTGTGGTTGTGAGACTCCACCCAGAGAGGGCTATGAGAATAGCCAACAGCGCAGTAATGATTTTGTCATGCATACTAATTACAATTATCTTTGCTTAGGTCTACAGGTATTTCTTTTGTAAACCAAATCCAAGAAGATAGTTTAGTTCCTTCTTGCGTGTAAGTACATCTAGGTCCTACTGCAACACAAGAAGTAAATGCAAGTAGGGATAATATTAATAATAATTTTTTCATGTTCCTCCTAATTATTGACATGATTCACATTCTCCAGTCTCGTCAATCACAAGACCTTCTGGTTCATCTTTTACTTCACGACATTTACAATTTTCACACGCGCATACTCCATACACATCTGAATGTATATCACCGTCGCAATGGCAATCACAACTACAATTTTTACATTTTTTAGTCATTTTTTTCTTTAAAGGAATCAGCCCAATCAGCCAGGGCTTGCTCTTCAGCTAAATATTTCTCCTCTTCCTCTTCTTCGTTTTTCTTTTCCTCAATGTTATAGAAGAACCTATCGGTATCTTCCGTTTTCCATTTACCTGTGTCCTCTACATTCCAGTCTGAAGTTTGCACTTTCCAATCAGGTACTTCATCCTTAACAGTAAATGAAGGAATACTCCATATAATTCTATTGTTGGGTTGTGCTGCATAATTTCCATCCTCTAGGGCGAGAATGTGGGCGCACTTATGTTCATGCGATATTTCAGAATGATCTGTATCTACTATATTACTCTCTGGGTGTGCCCAGTCAACTGTAAAAAGGTATGCACCCGGATGGGTTTTCTTATCCTTTCCAAAAAATTTTCCTGATTGTCCGTCTAGGATATCAAAAGAAGTAACAGCAGGATAGTAACTAAAGCAATTCCATAGCTCCAGCTCGTCAAGTCGCATGCTAGGAACTTCCTTTGGGTCATAACCTCTTTGAATAAATGCAGAGATCGGTAACCTATAGAAGACAGCACCATTTTCCATGATTGCATGAAAGAGTATAGGGCGCCCTGTAATTGATGCCAGGCCAAAGATAATGCAGTCTTCCACTTCTCCATGATGTTCTTTAAGATCGTAGAGATATTCTCTCCTGATCTGTGCATAAGTCACAGGAATGTTTGCATTTAAATAGGCCATGCATAAATTATTTTATTAAAGCGATTAATGCAATAACGACTATAACTATAGCAATAGATTTTTGCTTATTAGCTTTAGCCCATGTCACTGCGTTTTTTATATGGTCCATAGTTTTCTCCTTGTTTATTTTATTGTACCCCAATTAGGGCCAGATTCATAGTCTACTTTGTTAGGAACTTCAAGATCTACTGCATTCTCCATTATCTCTTTTATTTTGTCAGAATTATTGCTAACAGAAATATCCAATTCATCATGAACTTGTATGTGAGGAATAATTCCCTCTTTATATAGGTCTAACATTGCTTTCTTCGTCATATCTGCAGCTGACCCTTGAATTAATTTGTTAAGGGCTTTATAAGTGAATGCTCTTCGGAAACTATTTTTATGCCAATAATTTTTTAGCGGTTTTCCTTCAGATGATTTTAAAATTTTTCCGTCATCGTCTTTTAAAAATTCGCCCATTTCCTGCAGTTCTAACATTCTTTCTTTGTCCTCGGCTCTTATATATTTTCCCCAGTCTCTTCCTTGAAGAATAGGTTCGTACTTAGGAAATCTACACTGTCTTTTTAATAGTGTTTTTATTTTTCCTTTATCTTGAGAGGCATTCATAACTTGATTGGTTAATTGTTTTACAAAAGGAACTTTGCGGTGATACTTGTCAAATAATTCTGTAGCTTTCTCTTTCGATACTCCAAGTTCTGCTTGAAGTTTTGCTTTCCCCATTCCATAGAACAATCCTAAGTTAATAGTTTTAGCCTGGTGTCTGGGAATTTTAGCTAGATCTGCAACTATTTGATGGAAGTCTGTGTCTGGATCATTATCATAAGAGTCGGCAATGGGATTAACAGAAGCTAATTTAAATTTTAATGCATAATGTGTCACCAGTCTTGGTTCCTGTTGCGAGTAATCAAAACAGCCCCACGTATGTTTTTCTTCTGGTAAAAATAATGATCTAATTTTAGGTCCTAAATCGGGATCGCGTGCAGGGATCTGTTGTAGGTTAGGATGAGAGTAACTAAATCTTCCGGTCACCGTTCCCCCTTCATCCGATCTTATCTGATTAATATCTGAATGAATCCTTCCACAATATTCATGGTCTAAAATGGTGTCTATAAAAGTAGTATTAACCTTGTTTACTTTTCTTGCTTCTGCTATCATCTTAACTGTAGGATGTTCATGAGTAGAAAGGAAATTTTTAGTAAATGAAGGAGAGTTTGTCTTTTCAGTACGGTCAAAAGGTAGGTTTAATTTTTCAAAAACTTTGGCAATCGATGCTGCTGCCCATATTTGAATTTCTTGGCCTGTGTCTTTTTTTATTTTGTGGAGTAGCATTTCTTCTTCTAGTGTTAATTGTCGCTTTAATTCATGAGCTTTACTCACGTCCACTCTCACTCCGAGAAATCTCATGTCAACCAGACAGGGAAAAAGATCGGTTTCCAAATTAAATATATCTTGAAGATCTTCTTCAACGATTATTTTTTTTAATTTTTGCCAAAGTTCTAGAGTTAATTCTGCATCTTTTTCAGCGTAGCCCCCAACTTCCATAGCCGGAAGTTTCCACATATCTTTTTTAGGATCTAGTCCTCGTTCCTTAGCTGCTTTAATTAATAAAGCTTCATTCTTTCCCTTATTTAAATGATGCCACGATAAAGTATTAAGAGTATATGAAAATCTATTTTCATCAATCAATGATGAAGCAATCATCGTATCTAAAATGAGACCATTAATTTTAAAACCTAATTTTTTTATCCAGCACACATCATACATGGCATTATGAAAAATCTTATCGGCGGGACATTCTAAAATATCTTTAAACCATTCCAATGTTTTTTTGACATTTGAATTGGGTCCTTCTGCATGTGCAATAGGGAAATACCAGGAGCCTTCTGGGACCGCTACTGCGATTCCTACAATTTCTCCTTCATTTCTTAAAACGCCGGAACCCTTTGATTTTAAAGAAGGATCTCGAGTTTCTAAATCAATTGCTATTTCATCATATGAGCGTAAATCCGGGTACTCGGTAGGAGCAACCCACTCAGTTGGAGGTAGTATCATTTAAGTATTCCCCATGAATTTTTTTTAGAGACCTCGCTGTTTACTGATTGGAGGTTTTTGCCAGAACTCTCAGAATAATCTCTTTCAATAATCATTTCAATAAAGTGAATTGCTTTTTCTAAATCTTGTTTTTTTCCTTTCAATCTGTGTCTCAAGATATATTTTATAACGCATCCTTCAGGATAAAGCAACTCGTTTTCAATTACAAATTTACTAGGCTGAATTTTAAATTTCTGATAGTGTGTTCCACCAATTTGTTTGTCATAAGGTTTACTCATAGGGGATAACCTTTCCTAGCTATTCGTGCTTTCAATAAATATAAATTATTTCTGGCTCGTGTAGTTCCTACATACCATACTCTATGTTCTTCGTCAGCTTTGTCCGGGTTTTTTCTCATAGCTTTAATAATTTTATCTCCTAACTCTAGACTTAAAATAACATTATTTTCTTCTCCTCCTTTAATTGCATGGATGGTAGACAAAAAAATTCTAGCTTTGTCTGTCAGCTTTTCATTGTTCTCCAACATGTTTCGAATGTAGGTTACTTCTGGATCAGCTGCTTTGGTAAAAGCTTCATACCATTGTTGTTTAACATTCCATTTTTCTTTTTCTATAAAATCTTGTATATCTTTTATTTCATGAGTCTCTAGATGTTCCCCCATCGTCCATCGAGTATAGTTCACAGCTGCTTTATAAAGTCTCACCTTAAAACTTTTTCCTTTTTTAGTTTCGAAATATAAATTTCTTTTTACTAACTCTTTCATTAAATTTAAAAGAGTATCTTTTCTCCTTGTTAAAATTAACCATTTATTTTGAGTCAAATCTACCTGACTGAGGTCAGTAATATATTGAGTGGATCCCTCCACATTTCTGGGAAGATAAGTTTTTTGTTTCCTGATGCCTGATATACGACTCAAGGGAATTTCAGATTGTTCCTGGACCGCTTTAGATATTCTTTTAGAATACTTTAAAACTTTTTCTACGTCCGCTACTTCCTTTATAAATCTATTTACATCTGCGCCGGCCCACGCAAAAATAGCTTGGTCATCGTCGCCAGCTAAGTACATATCCTTAGTATATTTTTTAAGCTCGTCAAATAATCTCCATTGTAAGGGAGATAAATCTTGAGCCTCATCAATAAAAATAGCCTCAAAGGTAGGTAATTCTTTTTGAGAAACCATTGTTATGATGTCATTGAAATCATAAAGTTTACTTTTCTCCTTGTACTTTAAATAATTATCATAAATATGTTCTAGGGTTCCCCACTCTATAGCTTTTTTATCGTGTTCATTACGATCAAATTCTTCTCGGATTGTTATGTCCCTATTCATGGCTCGACCAATCATTTGAAAATACGGATCATTACAACTTAAAAAAGTAGTCTCTTCCTCATTAAATTTATCTACGTAGTTTACTTTAATTCCTAATTTTTTTCCTAGTTCTTCATAGTGATAAGGTTGCATTATATGTTCTTCTCGTAATCCTAATTTATGGTAGGCAAAGGAATGAAGAGTTTGGAAATAAGGAATTTCTTTTCTGTTGACTCCAATTCTTTCTCGTGCTTCGGCTGCAGCCTTACGAGTAAATGCAAAGTATCCTATTTTATGGTAAGGGATTCCCCTACGAGCATAAGCTTTTACTCTACTAATTAATCTATGAGTCTTACCTGTGCCAGGTGGACCATAAAATTTATACAATTTCATTTTTGTCTTCAAACTCTAGTATTTCTTTTGGGGGTTCTTCTTGTTCAAAAAGTTTCATGTTTAATTCTATGCATCTTACCACGTTAGATTTAAATACTCTTTTCTGAATTGCCTGTGCTTTAAATATATCATAAATCATTGTTCTAGTTTCGGCCTCATCTATCTTCCACTCTAGAGTTTTTAAATGGTCATAGTATTTATTAAATAAAAAATAAGCTTTTGTATCTTCTAGTAAAACGGTTCCAGTCTTAAAGGAATTATATGTATTGGCTTTGGATTGATTTAAAAAATCTTTAGTTAATCTAAATAAAATTCCTGCCGGTTGAGAGTCAGGATCAGGAGTTTCTACATTCATTTCTGCCCATAACCCACTAACTAAATCTTGAAAGGATTTTGGTTTAAGGGGAGGGGGAACGATTGAAGTGTGCGCTGCAATCAAAGCCCTTAATTCTTTTTGTTCTATTACTTGTTTAATATTTTTTGCTCGTACTATTTTTATTTTACCAGTAAGAAGTTTAACACTTAAATCAAATCTTGGATCGGGACGATAATCTATTTTAGTAATACTAATAATTTCTGGCCACTCGGAATTTAATTGTTTACCTACTCCAAACTTTCTCCGAAGACAGGTGGATTTTACACAGTGACCCTGAATAGGATCTTCATGGCACGTGTAACCTGCCGTATCTCCCTTCCAACTTTTTATTTTCTTTTCAACTTTAGTATCTCCCCATATTTTATCGTATTCTATATATTTTCTTGCTCCTTCCAAAACTTTTTCTTCCCATGAGTCTTGATATTTCTTCTTAGCAAAGACCATATAGTTATATAAAAATCTATCTCTTTCATCTTTGAGTTTAGTATTATTTTTTTCCAGACCCCCACATATAATTCCTAAACATGGTGGTCCTTCTTTAAATTGTTCGGACTCATTTTTTAAAGCCCTTTGAATAAGAGTAGCCCCAAAATTATTTAGGGTCTGAGCTGTTTGCGCATTAAGTTCTATGACTTTCATGAAAGTCTCAAACTTAAGTTCATTATTACTAGTGTCTACAGCTACACGATCATTTTGATTATAGTATGGAATGTTAATAAAATTACCTGAAGATCTTCTTCCCTCCGTTGTCTCTAGGGATGTTTGCTTAGGATATATTTCTGTCTTCGCTGGTAAACCAAAAATAAATAATAGTTTCTCTAAGAATTCTCTGATGTCGCTAGCTTTAACTCTTTCTTTTGTAAATACATATAAGTGAAGTCCTCCACTTTTAGATTTAACAGGTATGATAGGAAGTTCTTTTTCCTCTATTATTTTTAAATATTTTTCGGGTTTAAAAGCTGTATAATTTTTGGGATCAATATCTATTGCACCAAAAATAGCTAGTCCATCATCATCGCATGGTTGAATACCAATAGATTTTTTTCCGCTTAAATGATCCTCATAATCTTTATCAGTGATAGCACGTTTAGCCCAACCATAATCTCTAGGATCGAATCTTATTTTACCAGCGTCATCTTTGTATCCCTTGTCTACATTACAGTAACCATAATTACGCTTGAGCCCTGTAAAATATTTTATAAATTCTTTCTCCATAACTCTAAAGGCGCCTCCACTCTCGCTTCAGCGCCTCCGTTGCAACCATTCTCTTTTTGAGAATTATACAATTCCCTCAGTTGACTTAGGTTTTTCGTACTTAGGTTTAGCAGTGCCTTTAGCTACAGTTTTTTGTAACTCAGAAGCTGCTGTATACAAGTTCGAATCTTTTTGATTAGCTATGTCTAGCATTCTAACCTTAGATGGTTTGTACACATGCCAACTTTTACTTCCCGCAGTTTTACCTACTGTCTTTAAGTTAAACATTGCAGAGTAAGTTGCTGGTTGGAATGTTCCCTTGTCATCAGTCACTCTTAAATTGGTAAGCAAGTTATTTAATTCCCTTGCTGGAGAGAGATTAGATGACCTCATTGGAATAACCGCTGGTCTGGATTCATTACCCATAACAACGATCACATAAAAATATGCCGTTTTTTCAACATAGTTTCCATTAGTTAATCTGTATCTACCACTCCGTTCTTCTACCGCATCCTCTGGAATATTAATATGTGTTCCAACTGGAGCTGAAGCACTGTCGCCTCTCTCCTGCCATTCTGGATATCTGGTTTGAGCATGAGCGATTATAATATCTAATCCCTCCTTCACCCCATCTATTAATTTTCCAAGTGAACTTGCGTAGATCATTCCTGGTTTAGATCCCTCTACATATTTAGGATCTCTTTCGTTACACTCTGGTGAAAGTTGATGAAGAATTTTCAAGATAGGTGTTGAAACATCTTCTTGTTTTATATCTTCCGCTCCTTTTCTAGAGTCTTCTCTTAGATTTACTACAGCAAGAGAACCACTGTTTTTCTTTTCGACTATACTATTCATATTTACTCCTTATTGGTTTATTGGTTTAGTAGTCTATTTTTTACCTTTCAGTTTTGTTTGAGCGCCTTCAAAAGTATGAAAAAATTCTTCTGGAATTTGTCCACCTTTTTTATGTCGTTCTTCCAAAACTAATCGGAGGGTCGAGGCATGAACTGCAACTTTTTGTCGAGGTTCATACCCCTGACCTCGTGCAAGGGTAGCATATTGCTGCGCCTTGTTATCTTCGTCACGTCCAAATGCTACTGTGATTTCATTTTTCACAATATCACCTAGGCCGTTATCTCGAAGCCATGTAATTGCTTCCACTTTTTTATCAGCTTTAATTGAAGCACCATAAATTTGTCTAACAGAAATCTCTGAACCATCTTTAAGTTTCAATGTACTTAAATTCATACGGCCCATGATTTCAGGAATAATAATTCCTGATTGAACTTTTTCATCTTCTTTAAGTTCTTTCATTTCTTTTTCTTTCTGCTCTATATTTTTATAGATCGTCTGTAATTTTTCTATTTCTACAGATAATTCTTCTGGGTTAATGATGTCACTCTGAGATGGTGCATCTTGTCTTAGATTTATATTCATATTCTTTCCTATATTTATTTATTAATTTAAAGTTAATTTACTTTAACTTATATATAGGGTTTTTTGGTGGTGTCAATCTTATTTTTGAAAAATATTTATTTCTATGGGATAATAAGTTTTTTCTTGGCGGTCCCACTTTAATAGCTTGTATTGACCATTCGTGAGATCAGACACAACGGAGCATGTGACACCAATAATAGCAGGGTCTCCCCCCAATAAAAGATAGTCATCAGAGGTAATATCTTTGAGAAGAGTTCTAAGTTTTTGAATTAAAGGACCAGGAGATAGAATCATTTGTGAATATTCTGGTAAGAGGGTCACAATCTCGCCATATTTCTGGGCCCCTAAAATATTATATTTAGGTTGACCCTTCGTTGTTCCTGGTATTTCTTGAATTAAATATACTTTACTCATTGACTTTTTTCTTTCATAATATATATACTATTTTTAGAAAGAAAAGCAAACTATGTTTTATAAGTTTAAGACTAAACCGTATGACCATCAATTAAAGGCATTAAAAATGTCTTGGGATAAAGAAGTCTTTGCCTATTTTATGGAAATGGGTACAGGTAAATCTAAGGTATTAATAGATAATGCTTCCATGCTTTATGACAAAGGTTTAATAAATGGCCTATTGTTAATAGCTCCCAAAGGAGTTTATAAAACTTGGTATGAGAATGAAATTCCTATTCATATGGCCGATCATATTGAAAAGAATGTAGTTCTTTGGAAAACTTCTGATACATCTAGTGAATATAGAAAGAAATTAAATACTCTTTTTAGTACCGGAACCAATCTTCACATTTTAATTATGAATGTAGAGGCATTCTCTTATGATAAAGGATATGAGTTTGCTTATAAATTCTTAGCTTCTCACAAAGCTATGATAGCGGTGGATGAATCTACTACGATTAAAACTCATAATGCTAAACGAACTAAAAATATTTTAAAGCTTAGATCTTCTTCAAAGTATAGAAGAATTTTAACAGGCTCACCTGTTACTAAATCCCCTATTGATTTGTATTCTCAATGTGAATTTCTTGATCCCTGGCTCCTGGGGCATAATTCTTATTACACTTTTAGGGCTCGCTATGCCATTATGAAAAGTATTAATATAGGTTCTCGCTCAGTTAATGTGGTGGTGGGTTATCAGAATCTTGGTGAGTTATCGGACAAACTTAAACCTTTTTCATATCGATGTTTAAAAGATGACTGCTTAGATTTACCCAAGAAAACTTTTATGAGACGTGTCGTTACTATGACTCCCGACCAACAAAAAGTTTATAGACAAATGAAAAGCAATGCTATCGCTCATTTAAATGGTAAAGTCGTTTCCACTAATACTGTTATAGTTCAGTTAATGAGACTCCATCAAATTACGTGTGGACATTTTACCGCAGATGATGGAAGCGTTCAAGAATTGCCATCTAATAGAGTTGATGAGTTGATGGATTTAATTTATGAGGTAGAGGGGAAAGTTGTGATCTGGTCTCATTATCAAAAAGATGTACAAAGAATAATAAAAAATTTAGTAAAAGAGTACGGAGAAGAATCAACGGTTGATTATTATGGGCTGACCCCTGATAGTGAAAGACAGGATCATATTAAAAGATTTCAAGAAGATCCTAAATGTAGATTCTTTGTTGGAACAACACAGACGGGTGGGTATGGAATAACTTTAACTGCTGCGAGTACAATGATTTATTTTTCTAACGGCTATGATTTAGAAAAGCGTCAGCAATCAGAAGCAAGGATAGATAGAATTGGTCAGACAAAACCAATGACTTATATTGATTTAATTTCTGAGGATACGGTTGATGATCGAATTGTAAAAGCTTTGAGAAAAAAAGTAAATATTGCCACCGAAATTATGGGTGAAGAATTGAAAGCCTGGATTTAACCACCCCAGTCATGAGTGTCGTCATGGACCACACAATTGGAAGGTTCAAAATTTAAAATAGGTTTTGGCTTTTTTATAATTTTTAATAAATATACAATAAACTTTTTCATAATTGACTACTAATTTACATATAGTCAATGTGCAATAAAAAAAC